AAACGAGAAATTGGCTGAGCAGGCGATCGACGCGAAGTGGCCGCTTGACAAGTTCCGTCTGGAGCTTCTGGAAGCAACGGTTCCACAAGGCTCATCGCCGTGGGCGCGAGTTGAAGGAAATCAGTTGAGCAACCGCGTGCTTGAAGCCGCCGTTTGCATGGTTGGGCGTCTGCCGAATCTTGAAAAAGTGTTTGACGATCAGACACTACAAGCCGCGCACGATCAGTTTCCACAGGGCATCGCGTTGAATCAATTGATTCTTCTCGGGGCACAGGCTGCTGGATTCCGAACGGGTCATTCTTCAAAGGTGACAGTTGAAGCTCAGCGGGCAGCGTTCGGTATGTCAACACCAACTCAGATTCGGGCTGCTGGATTTTCCACGATCAGCATCCCGAACATCCTAAGCAACGTCGCGAACAAGTTCCTGCGAATGGGCTGGGACATGGTTGATATGACCCCGCTTCGAATCGCAGGCATCCGCAACGTGACTGACTTCAAAACCATCACAACCGTGAGCCTTTGCGGCGATACTGAATTCCGCAAGGTTGGGGCCGGTGGCGAGATCGAACACGGGGATCTTGGCGAAGTGGCATACAGCAACAAAGCGGACACCTACGCTCGCATGTTGGCAATCACGCGAACCGACTACATCAACGACGATCTGGGTGCGTTGACATCGGTTCCTAAGAAACTCGGACGCGGTGGCGGGCTGATGCTCAACAAAATCTTCTGGACGAAGTTTTTGAACAACTCAGCATTTTTCACCAGTGGCCGAACCAATGTTAACACAGCGGTTGCGGACATGAGTTCCGGCGGACTTGCGGCAACGGAAACAATCTTCCTTGCACAGACTGACCCGGACAGTCAGCCGCTGGGAGTGTCTCCAGAAATCTTGCTAGTTCCAACTGCCCTGAAGTCCCCAGCTAAGTCGCTGATGGATTCAGAAAAAGTCAAAGGCAGCACGGACGGCGGAGACGCAAACATCTGGAAGGATCGATTCCGTGTTGAGTCGAGTCCGTACATGAGCAACGCTGCATACACGGGCTACTCCGCTGCAGCGTGGTACATGCTGGCAGATCCGAACGAAATGCCAGTGATTGAAATCGTCGCCCTGAACGGTCGCGTTGAACCAGTTGTTGAAACTGCTGATGCAGACTTCAACGTCCTAGGCGTCCAGATGCGTGGCTACAGCGACGTCGGCGTTGAGATGCAGGAATATCGCGGCGGCGTTCGTGCTGACGGCGGATCATCTTGATCTGAACTGAAGCGGGGTTGAGCAATCAGCCCCACAGTTTTCAACCTTTATTTCAATCATCAATCAGAGTCGCGTCAATGCAAACTACAAAAGTCACCATGCTCCGAAATCCAGCAAGCTCCGCAAAGTGTAATCTGAGCGAGGGTGAAACTGGAGACGTTCCATCATCACAGGCTGAATGGCTTGTCGCGATGGGACTTGCTGTTCTCGTTGACGCTCCGAAGGAAATCAAGGCAATTCCGGAAGAACCATCGATCGTTGCGGTTGCGGTCGAACAGGACGCCAAAGAGGCAAGTGAAACGCAGTCGCAACGTACTCCCAAAAAGATTCGGTAACAGTTCCGAAATCACCTGAAACAACCAACTCATTCGTTAAGGAAAAATAATCATGGCTGAAGCTCTTTACGCCGCTGAAGGCGAATCAATCAAATGGACACCAACGGCAGCAGTCGCAGCCGGTGAAATTCTTCAACTAAAGGACGGACGTGCGGCGTTTGCCCCTACAGCCATTGCGGCGGGCGTGCAAGGTATCCTGCAGGTGAAAGGGATTGTTGAAGTCCTGAAGGTTATCACGCAGACAATGCTGGTGAGCAACAAAGTATTCTGGGACACATCCGCAAGCACGTGCAATCTGTTGCGTGGGATCGGAACGAATGACCTCTTCCTCGGGACTGTGGTTGAGGATGCTGCTTACACTGACAACACAGTCAAGGTCAACCTCAACGCAAAGCCAGCGTACATTTCTGATCTGGCTGGCGGGTATCACTCGATTCCGATTCAGACGGCTGGAGACGTTTACATAAACGGCGCTGGCAACAGCGTGAACTTCTTCCACGGCGTGACTGCAGAAGCCATGAAGGTTGACGCACTCGCAATCAACAAAATCGCAACCGCTACACCGGGGATTTTGCAGGCACTTGTCTGCATTAACCTGAATCAAGACAACTCAGCAGGAAACTTTGTTGTTGGGCTTGCCGACGCAACGCACGCGACGGCGACCGACACGATTACAAGCTCTCTCTTCCTGCGAACAGACGGAGCATCACTGAATCTGAATATCGAGTCAGACAACGCGGCTGCAGAAGTCGCGAAAACTGACACAACTCTCGATGCCGTTGTGGGAACTCCATTTCTTGCGACGTTCGACCTTCGCGACTGGTCAGCAATTAAGTGTTATATCAACGGGCTTCGAGTCGGCGATGGCACGACAGGATCAGCTGTGACGCTGACACTGGCTGGCGTTGCTGGTCCGCTCGGTGTGTTCGCATGGATGGGTAAAACATCCGACGACTCACCTGGGAATATCACTGTCATGGATCTTGGATTCACGGCATTCGACGTGTAATCCAGAGTCCTGATATCTGACAGAAACAAACATTCCAAAGGCCGTACGATGACAGAAGCAACCCCGACGACAATTGAGGAAGCGATTGAATCGACGGCCCTTGGAATGACCAGTTCGGAAACGGAAGCTGACGGTCGATCAATGACCAGCATTTCAATCAAGGATCTGATTGAAGCTGATCGACATTTGGCGAACAAACGAGCATCGGCAAAGGCTCATTTCGGAATGCGAATGACGAAGGCTATTCCGCCTGGGGGTGGTTAATGCCATCGCGATTCGAACAGCGATATCAGGCGAGGTCGATACCAAAACTGAACAGGTCGTTCGGTGTTCCGATTCGATTTCAACGCGGGATAAATCTGTCAGCCGAATTCACTGCCAGACGATCATCCAGAAATTACACAGCGATCGGTGCGGAATACGGAATCGAAATCAAGATCACGATGCGGGACTTTGTCCTGCCAGTGGATTCAGTGGTAATCGCCGGCGACACACTAGACCCGCGAACCGGGGACCGAATCATTGAAGGCGATGAAGTCTTTGAGATTCAACCGATTGATCAAAACAAGCCATCCGTTGAACTGCAATCAGGCGGTTACGAATGGTTGGTACATACGAAAAAAGTTGAATGACAAACGCAATCCAACCACTCTTGGCAGACGCACTAACGGCGGTAATCAATGCCGCCGTGACTGCTGTTGAACTGGATACGGTTGGCTTCACGGCTCGCCGGTCATATCCTGATTGGGATGATGACTTCACCGACTTGAAGGCATTGGCTGTCGACGTTGTGTTTGTCTCAAGCGGCGACAGTGGCGGAATTCCGATTGAACTTGATTCAGTCGGAACGGTCGACACCGAGCCATCAATCGACATTGCTGTCAGGAAGAGATTCAACACCACATCGGATCGAGAGGTGGGCGGCAGGTTAAAAAACTCGTCCGTTGACGCTCTTGTGAGATTGGTCGAACAGATTCACGAATTGTTTTCAGGCGACAGGAACACGGAAATCACACTTGCGTCTGGTCTCTATGCAAATTGGGTCAACACGAAAGTCAGAACCTACTGCGATTACGCGAAGTTACGACAAGGTTGTTTTCTTGGAGTAGTTCGAGTTCGTTACGACGTTTCGAAGGCTGGTTGATGTTCGGTTTTCTTTTCAAATCAACGACTGACTTTCCTCGCGTAGAACGTGCTGCGGATCGCGGAATCTACACGAGCATCAAACACGCCGCGTTATCGATCCGCAAAACAATACGCGAATCAATCAAGAAATCAACAGAGCCATCGGAACCGGGTCAACCAGTCGCAACACGCGGGCGACGTGGCAACGTTAAGAATTCAGTCTTCGCAGCCATCGAAGCAGATAACGCAATCATCGGGCCGCGTTACTCGTTTGTCGGTGACGCGATGGAGGCTCATGAGTTTGGCGGAACGCGGTATGGAATCGACTATCCGGCGAGGCCAACGTCAGGGCCAGGACTGACGGCGAATCAAGATCGTTTTGCACAATCCTTTGCCGGTTCAATCGGCGAATAAACAACAACCCTGAAAGGGAATAATCGTCATGACAAAAAAGATGGGCTATCAGGGGCTGTTGTACACCGGCACAAAAGGATCAACGGCGGCAACGCTGCTTTCCAAGCGTGTCGATGCTTCGTACGACATCGATGTCGAGACAGGGTCAACGACTTCGGCTGGCGACGGAACAGCCGTACCGATCAACACTGGTGAAGCAACAGCACTCACCGGCAAAGTCACGTTCAACATGATTCACGAAACGTCAGATACGGCACTGGTCGCACTGATCGCAGCTGCCGCAACTGGCAATCCGGTTGCCCTGCGGTTCATTCGGTCAACTGGCTTGCTTGGTCTCGATGCTGACTGTGTCATCAAGGTCACTCAGGGCGCTCCGTTGAAGGGCGAACAAACGATTGATATTGAAGTCGTCGCACTGTCCAACAGTCTCCGCGAACCAGTTCTCAACGCCTAATTCGGGCGGCTGAATTCATTCACACATTCATTCTTCGGAGTTCATTCGATGGCAACAATCACGCACGCACAGTCGATCAGCGGGGGCGGTGTGACCATTCAGCCCCTCGCCGTCACCCGCACAAACAGCGGGACAATCGCGCTGGAAGACACGCTCACCGCCGCGAAAGAAGGCGACCTGACAACACGGTCAGACGACAACACCGGGACGCTCACGATGGACGTTGGGCACGGGCTTACCGATGGGCAGGTGATTGACATTTACTGGACTGGTGGGGTTCAAAGAAGCGCTGTGATCGGAACCGTTTCTGTCAACAGTGTGCCTTTTGATTCAGGGATTGGCGACAATCTACCAGTTGACGAAACACCAATCACGGCAGTCGTGCAAAAATCAATCAACCTGGCGATTGACGGCGACAGCGCCGATATCATCGCGGTGATTCTGGAGACGAATGACAAGTCGCTGCGAACTGCCGCAAACGTGCAATTCAAAGATGCAGCCGCAGACGTGATTGCGGAAATCGATCTTGTTACAAATGTCCCACAAGTCTGGGACATCGAGGGCGGTTCGGCAAATCCATTCACTGGTGATCCGATCACAAATCTTAAAGCCAGCCAGGGTAATTCCACATCGACCGAAACCTACACACTGAAGATTGTTGGCGTTCAGGACGCTTCACCGTAATCGATTGGGGGCGTCATGCGTTTGCAAGATGATGAAGTTGCGGTGTTGCGATTCTTTGCTGGTCAGGCGACGTTTTACAGCGGGCTGGCGAGATCGAAAACGATAGTCAAGAAACTGCAGTATCACGGATTGGTTGACGCAAGTGAGGAACTGACGAAACGCGGGCGGCATGTGGTTTCAAAACTGCCTCCACTTCCAGAGTCGGAACGAAAACCTGAAGAGATTCCGGCACCGCAACCAGAACTCGAAATTGAACTCATTGAAGAAACGGATTGGGACTAAATGGCGTCGTTCAGAGATGAATCGGGCAACGATTGGCGAGTCAGGCTTGACGCGATTTCGCTTGATGAAATCAAATCCGATCATGGAATTGATCTTGTCGATCTGGAACATGATCCACTTCGAAAGGCTATCAATGATGGGCGGATTCTTGCTGCAATTTTGCTTGTGATCTGTCGGGACGAGCGAGAGAAACGCGGGATCACTCGCGAGCAGTTCGTCAAGGATATTCCACAACCTCCAGACGCGGCAATCGAAGCACTTCGCGAGGCGCTTATCGGTTTTTTCCCCTCTGGCCAGACTTCGCATCGTCGCGAGGTTTTGGCGAAATTCGACCAGATGGCAGAGAAGACGAACGAGCTGGCGAATCTGAAAATGAAACGAGTGATGGACGATCCGTCACTGATGAAGAAACTGGAAGCGAAAGCGGATCGGGCGGTGGACGCGGAAATCGAAAAACTGATGCAGTAGAGCCGCAATGTTGGCATCTGATATTCGGTGGCCATCACCTGGTCTACATCATCGACGATCTGAACGGCATTGATGCAGCGTATGAATTTGCAGGGGTAGTCGGGATTCATCCGAAAGGAATGACGCTTCGTCAGTTGTGGAGAATGGCGAACGGACGGGCGAAGCAATCACGACGTGAATCGTTCGATCTGGTCAGGCTTGCATTCAATGATTCAATTGACGTGTTGGCATTTTTGAATACTGGATCAGTGGTGGAATCATGTGTCGGGAAGCCGCTTGAGTTGTCGCCGGAGATGGAGGCGGCTGTTGAAGAAGAGATTCAGCGTATAAGAAAAGAGAACCCCGAGTTGCCACAAACGCCAGTGATAAGGAGTCAGTGAAATGTCAAAAGCTGACGTAATGGCTGGGCGCGCGTACGTTTCTTTATACGCAAAAAACGATATCTCAAAAACGCTCACCAAGCTCAAGACCGAACTTAACGACTTCGGCTTATCCATCATGGGCATCGGTTCCAAAGTCGCGGGCATGGGCCTTGCGATCACCGGAAGCCTGACAGCGGCTGTCATGCACTTTGCAAACGTCGGCAGCGAACTCAACGACATGAGCTCGCGTACTGGCATCAGTACAACCGCACTCGTGGAGCTTGGATATGCGGCGAAGATGACCGGAACCAGCATGGAATCGGTCGAACGTGCAATCGGAAAGATGCAGAAGAACATCGCTGGAGTCGGAGAAGAGTCAGGAGCGGTAACGGCAGCACTCAGTGCGATTGGCTTGTCATCATCGCAACTTGCCGGACGTGCTCCGGAAGATCAGTTCCAGATGATCGCAGAGAACATTGCCGCAATTGAAGATCCCGCGCAGCGATCAGCGGCGGCAATGGGGGTCTTTGGAAAGAGTGGCCGCGAACTTCTTCCAATGATGGAAAACATCAAAGCACTCCGCGCGGAAGCACGCGAACTTGGAATCGCTCCATCACCAGAATCAATCGCAGCTGCGGACGCCATCGGGGACGCCAT